CGGTGAAAGCTTAGTGGGCGATCACAGGGGGCGGCGGGGGTAGCCATTTCATTAGGGCAAAATGTTTAGAACTGAGATAAATCCCAGGGTAGGTGTGAGGTAAACCCGAGATAATCCGGGATTCAATGGTACATGGTGGTATGGGGATTGTAATTGAGTTGCAGCCAGTGCAATGAGATATGACCCCGGTCTGTTGCTGGTGACCGGGGTGCAATGTGGGAAGGCGAAGCGCTTTTGTTTCGGCGTCTACTCATCCAGGTGCGGGGTGAACAGGTCGCCTTGGTCACGGGCGATTACCGCTTGCCGCATCCTTTTAACCACCTTGTAAACGAACGCCAGCGAGATGTTGTGCTTCATGGCGATCTCACGATGGTTGCGACCCTTCCACTCATCAAAGATCTGTTGATGCAGCTTCGAAGCCTGAATGTGAATACCCTTCGGCATGTACAGCTGTTGGCCACCCCAAACCGTAGCCATTTGCATGGCCACCTCGATACCGTGTGCCTCAGCAAGTTCGTCACTGACGTGAAGGGTTTCTTTCGCTGACTGGGTAACGTGGTCTGCCAAGGTCTGGAGCAGCTCGCCTGCCGTGCTGCTGGGCTCTTTCATACACCCTCCTTATTAGTCACGCGGCTTTGCCACTGTTTCAGGTGCTCGATAACTCGACTGGCCTGGCCTGTGTTGAGCCATTGCAGTGCTGAGACCTTCGTCATGTTAAGCACAAACTTAGCCAGAGCTTCCTCGGACGGATCGCGGATCGCACCCAGATCATGCAAAGTCAGCCAAAGCGACCGGATTTTCTTGGACTGCACATCGTTGGCCTTCGGCCGCTTTCCTGCCGCGTTTGGACGAACCTTAAACCCCCGTTGTTTAAGCTGTTCCAAAACCCTCACCAGATTTGGAACGCTTAAGTCAGCGGCCGATGTCGCGCCGTCCAAACCCTTCATTCCAGCCAGCATCATTCGATAGGTGTCGTCATCCATGCGCAGCTCGCGCCGCGCAACATGAATCAGCCTGATGTAGCGCAGTCGGTCAGGACTGGAAGGCGTCATCGTGTTCATGTCATCCCCCCATTGTCAGGAGTGCGCGTGGCTGATGGTTTACAGCCTTATGCAACTGCGCGGACTTGCCGGCCTGGTAGCCTGCTGTCGATGCGCCCTCATCACGAACTTTGACCTTGCGGCGTTTGAGAACCGCCTTTTCGAGATCCGGATGATGCTTGACCATGTAGGCTTCGATTGCCTCTGCCACGTTGTCCTCAACGCCCGCAAACTCGTCGACCTTGCGATAAACGGCATCGATCCAACCGTTGGCAAAGTGATCCCCCCTCGCGACTTTCGTGGAGCGCTTGCAACGCTTCTGTGGTGGCAGGGACAGAAAGTCTCGCCGAGCTTTCTGCAGTTGCCGCTCCAACACCTCGTAGGCATACCCTGTGAGTTCCGGCGCCGCAGCACAGCCAACGAAGATGAACCCGCCACCGCTATGCCAACTGTGGGTGATGAGCATACGGGTCCCGAATGCATGTGCGCAGACATGCGCAAGCCGTACCCGCCAGGTCGGCGGCGACCCTTCCGAGCCCGCCGCGATCTGGACTTCACCGGCCATGCTGGCCAACACATCGCCCATCTCCAGGTTGTACAGCTCCATCAGCTTGTGAGCCTGACGCAGAGCGATCTCCGCTTCATGCGGATTGCTGGTTTTGGATTTGGCCATCTCCAGACACTTTTTGATTTTGTCGAGGGTGCGATTCTCGTCCATCTCACACCCCCGCGATATCAAGGCTGATGGCGTGGTACTGGTCCGAGTCACCGATCCGCTCATACACGCGGATATAAGACTTGGAGCCAACGACCTGACACGCTTCGCCGATTGCCTGCATAGCCCGCTGCCAACGCTCGTCCTTGATGTCCAAGCGGCGCAACGCAAGCACCCGAGCGGTACGGATCTCACCCTGAGAGTCAGTGCGGAATGCGTCGTTGGCCAAGGTGGCCACCTCTGGTCGAGCACCTTGGGTCCAGTCGCGTAGACATTCATCGATCAAAGCGCGTGCTGCCTGCAGACGTTCATCGAAAGCAATCGACTCCTGCACTGAGCGCTGGATTTTGAAGCGGCCATCGAAGCTATAAAGAGTGACATTACCCTTCTTGCCACCGAGTTTGATGTCGTACTGTTCGGCGCTCAGTTCGATAAAGGCCTCAATGTCACCAAACGCAACTGCCTTGAAGTCGACCAGCTCGGAGTTGAGTTCACTGGCACGATCCACCAGATGGCGCACTAGACGATCCCGCTCGATGTCGATGGGCTTGATCAAGCTTTCAGGCACCAGCCGTCCCTGGGCATCTTCCCAGAAGCCAGCTGGCACCGTGTTGTGTTGGGTATCAGTCATGGTTCTCTTCCTTTAATAGAGCCTGGAGTTGCCGCGCAGCTTGCTGGGACGTTTCGTTAGCACTAAGGCCGCTGACCTGAACCAGCACGCGTTCAGTACCGCCGGCCTTGTCGTAGATAGTGACCATCCAATCACTCACTCGGTTGTAACCAATCTCAAGCCACAGAAAGGGCCTCACCGACAGCGCCCGGTCAAAGGTGTCCAGCAGATCGGCCATCCGAACGACGCGCTCTGATGTGTCGAGGGGCGGAGTCATTGGTCCTGCCCCTTCGCTAGGGAAAACCATGACACGTCGATACCGCGGATCTGCACTGAGTGACGGGTTAAGTACTCCCGTGTCTTGCTGCTCTGGCTACGGATCTCGTGAGCAAACCGGTGTGCGATCAGGCTGATATCGTCCTCCGAAATCACGATGCATTTTTCGAGGAAGTTCAGCTTCTGGATAGGAACACCGGCAGAGCGGATATCGCGGGTCAGTTCGTTGAACGTCGAGAGCAATGGCTGAAACTCTGGGGCCAGGAGGCTCAACGGTGGTTTGGGCTGCGATGGCACGAGGGAAAGATTAGGCATGTCACACCCCCTTCACGACATCGGCTGTGATCATCGGCGCACCTAATTTAGTGGCCAGATTCATCGACGCGATCACCAGGTTGCCAATGGCCAGTGGGTACAGCAGTGAAACGGTCTCGTCGCGAACACCCCGCCGGCTCGGTTGGGACAAACGCGCAGCAATGGCCTGAATGCCGCTGGCATCAATGACCTCGCTGAGCACTTTGCCCGCACGGTCAAAACGAAACTTCAAAAACTCTTCAAGGCGATTGCCTTCGATTGGCGCCATGATCACCCGCTCGCAACGCTGAACGACTTCACGCACGTCGGCGTTGCGTTCGCTGAGCTTCACGCCCAGTTCCGGCTGGCCGATCATGATGATGCTAACCAGCTTGGTGAACCCGACCTCCAGCTCCAGGATGCGTTTGAGGTGTTTTAGCGTCGGGATCGGCAGGCTGTGTGCTTCCTCAATCACCAAGCAGTGGCGATAACCAGCCGCGTGCGAGTCCTTCAATGCTTTGTGAAGTTGTGCGAAGCGCGCCTCGGGGCTGCTCTTCGGTTTCGCCAGCGGGGCAACGGCAGCCATCATCGACTCAGCAATGTGGGTGCTTTTCAGAGATTTACCCTTGATATCGTTGTCTTCGGACGCGAGAACGTAAGGCTCGATGACGATCACCGGGTCATTGTTCTCAGCAATGCGGTTCACCAGGTCCCGACGAAGGGTACTTTTACCCGCACCAGATTCACCCTCGACAGCGAGGAACCCGCCGTGGCGTGCGGTCTGATACATGATCTCGCGAACGTAGCGAATGTCTGGGCTGACCCACATGTCCTGGGCGCACTGCAGCTCATCAAAAGGATCGCGAAACAGGCTGAAGGCTTTGCGGGTATTTGGCTGCAAGGTCTGTTTAGGTAGTAACATCGGTTCGTCCTCCCCGGACGGCTCTTTTTTAAGGGCCGGATCTGTCGTGTTGGCGCACGGCAGGTCCACTTCTTCAAAGGCGTTGGCGATATCGGCATCGTTGGCGCCAGATTCGGTCAGGAACACACGAATGCGCCCCTGCAGTTCGTCGCAGTCCAGACTGCGCGGCCAGTGGCCGTGGTTCAGCAGCTGAGCCACTGTGGCCCCGCTGAGACTCAGCGACTCGGCCAAAGCCGATTGAGGGCGGCCTACTCCCTGTAAAATTTGCTTTAGCTTCAACATCACTCACCTCCAACCGCAGCCAACACCAGGCTGAACGGCTTGCGCATGACCTCGACAGGTCGTTTCAGCTCAGCCTCAATGGCATCAAGCTGCTCTTGGGGAATTCCCTCCGGGTATTTCTGCTGCAGCCAGCTGAAGCTTTCTGCGGACCAGAGATTGGCCAGACGTGGCTGCAGCCACTTCGCCGCCTCGACATGGGTCAACAGGGCGTGCTCCACGGTCGGTGCATTGACGCTTAGCGACGTACCGCGACGTGGCAAATAAGACGGAAGCACGGTGTCGCTCACGTGTTTGTGCGGATCTATCAGGCCACCGAACGGCACCGCCTTGGCCTTGCGAGCGGCTTCGGCGTCGGCTTGATTGGTGGTCCCGGTAGCGAGCTGTTCCAGCACCTTGCGCGATACCTGGGCCGGTGTTTCTGCATGGCTCTTGTATTGCTCACCAATCGTTGCTGAGGTTTCGGCAAAGCCAAACTCGTTCATCTCGATCCGCTCAATGACGTGATAGTTTTCGCGGCCGTCTTCACCGACCAGGACTGCGATGGCAGCATCTTTGTCGCGCCAGCAGTTGCGCGTGATCAGCAGCTTCTCTCCGACCATTACGCCCGGTACCGAGCTGACATCGAACTGAGCGCCTCGGAACGAAACACGCAACAGGTTGCTGACCTTGCGGTACTCCGGCGTACTGACTGCCAGTTCCCGGCAAACCTCAATGCTCGGAGCCAAGCGCAACTGGTCCTGCTTAATCAACTGCCATACGCCATACCGGGTGCGGCGGGTACGGGTGTGAATCGAGGTGGCGTTGTAGTAACGCATCCACTGGCCGGCCCAGGTGTTGATCTGCTCCAGGCTGTTCGCCGCCTGAAACTTCAACGCACTCTCAAACTCACGCTCAACAATGTTGTGCGCTTGTTCGACCTGGCCCTTGGCCCGTGCGTTACCGACCTGATTGATGATCAAGTCGATTGACATGGCACGACACAGATTGCGAAAGATGCCACTGGTCATGGCAGCACCTGGGTCGGTCATCAGCATCCAGGGCACCCCCTGAAACGGATCAGACTCGTGGCGTTTCTGCATCGCATTGATCAACACGTTGCACAGGTTTTCAGCGGACTCAGCGCCCAGCACGTACTCCAGGTACAAGGTGCCGCTGGTGTGATCGGTGATCACGTACCGCCACAACCGCTGGCGCTCGATCTTCTTCAGATTCCCAGGTTTGCCGTCATAGAACACGGCCTTATTCATTACCCGCGCCCCATCATCAGCGAGGTAGAACTGCGTCGAGATCGATGCGTCCACCTGCCAAACATGGTTGGGGTGATTGCTGGCCAGCGATACCGCAGGTGCGTCGTGCAGCAGTTGTTCCGGATGCAACTTGTAGCTCTGAAGTGCTCGACTGATAGCGCCGCTGGTCAATGGACGAAACAAACCAGTGCCTTCATCAACCCGACCAGCTGCGATTAAACCGTTGCTGCGAAGCCGTTCAACCGCACGCTCAATAGTGGATAGCTGTTTGTTGTTGGCACGGATCGACTCCAGCAGTACAGCCGATATCAATCGGGCTTCCTCCAAGGGTAAGGCGCTGTTGCCCGCATCACTGCGACGTTTACGCGGCTTGGCCACTCGAAACTCCTTCAGCTTGCGCTGAAGTGTTTGGATGGAAACACCCAGCTCTGCCGCGCCCGCCAGGTAGACGGCGGTACGCTGACCGTGCGGGGCGTTGTCCGCGCGCTGGGCGATCTGCGCCAGTTGCTGAGTCTGTACTGGGTTCATGGATTAAGCCTCGGCCGCGTTCAACCATGCAGGAGCGCCGTCCAACTGCTCAGGCAGATGGAACTCACTGCGAACCGCTGCAAGGGTAATTTCGAGCTGGCGTATCAAGCCGGCTTTGAAGGAACGATGGTCTTCACCGCTTTCAGTGGCGTGCTCTTCCAGCTTGGTGAAGCCGGCGCGCAGTGAGCCAAGGATGCTGGCTTCTGCCTCGTAGGCAACGGCTGCCACTTCCTGACGAAGTTCTTTGGCCGCTTCATCCACCGGCATGGACTGGATGCGTTTGCGAGTTTTTTCCAGTTCCTGTTTGGTGGTGTCCAGTTCCTTGGTTTTCTTCGCCATGACCTCGCTCTGCGCTTCGTAGTCGGCGTTCGTCTCGTCAAGGCGCTGGGTCAACTCGCCTTTTTCCTTGGCGTGCTTAGCAATGATCTCCTCGGCGAGATCAATGAACGCGTCTTTGTCACCGGACTTGGCTACCTCAATCAGGGCAGCTTGTTGGTCTTCAGGAAGGCGCCGGTATTGGCGCAGCTCACGGTAACCAATGCCCATGCGAGACATTGAGTCCAGTGCTTCTTCACCGAATGCCCGGTGGTTTGCGATATCTCGGTCAACCTGGTCTACAGAGCGGCCCAGCAAGGCACAAAACTCGTCCCAGGTGCCACTCAAAATTTCCGCACCGTGCGGACTTTTACGCCCAGCAATAGCCCGGTAAAGCTTGTTTTCTTTGACAAAGGCCAGCTTGGAAGTCCGCACCGTGCGGGAAAACTCCTCAAAAGCGCCGGCCATTTGTGCCTGCCCCAACAGCTGATTGACCATATCGCGCTCGTCGCTGTGCGACGCCAGCATGGTCGCCATCAAGTTCTGATCAGCAGTTAGTGCAGCACCATCCAGAGCGGGCAGAGCAATTGCTTCAGCGACTTCCTGTTGTTTGCGTCCCATCTAGTTCCCCTTATGTCATCGAGCCAGCGGCAATACGTTGATTGATTTCCAGCATGCGGTTGGTCAAGCGGGCCATATGCTCGGCATGTGCCTGGGCGATCTGCAGCATTCCCACGGAGTGGGCGAATCGGCCGTTGTCCAGCTTCACCGCGAGTCCTTCTTCGATTAGGGTTTGCATGGCGCGGGTGATGTTGCTCGGGCTGTCCTTGGCTAACTGAGCAAGTTCGGTGTTACTGAGACCCGACACCGTATGTCCCTTCAGAGCCTTGAGGACGCGCAATACTCGTGCAGCGGCGGAAACGGTGCGGCTCATGACTGCCCTTCCAATTCGAGTTGTGGTTGTTGGTTTTGACTGACATTGCCCCGGTGCCAAGCGAGCCCCTCCATGGCGGCCTGTATGGCGGCCAAGGTTTCGTCGGCATCACTGTTCTTGGCATAGAAAGCGAGCAGCCTTCCGGCTGCAGCAGTCAGTAACTCCTGCAGTGCCTGCGTGTCTTGGGCCGTACAGTTTCGGCCGGTAGGAACGTCAATCGTCAATCGACCTGCACTGGCAGCGATCCAGCGGGTGACGTAATCGCAGCCACACGCCTGCTCATAAGGGCGGATCAAATTGGCTGGCATGCGCCCCGTTTGTAGCCATTTGTAAACCGACCAGTGATCGGTCACACCCATCTCATCGGCAATTCGCTCCACTCCCTTGTTATGAGCCTCCTTTGCGAAGTCCTTGCACAGCTCTAGGGCGTGGCGTAGCGACGTAGGTTGAGCGTTCTTCCAACGACGTCGGTTCATTGGAGCGCCCTCATGATGTTGTTTTCCAAACAAAGCGCACGTTTGCACCTAGGCAAAAGGATTACTCCGGGCGCAATGTTTTCGGGTACATTCGCTAACAGGAACATGGCTATGACCAACCGTATCGAAAAGCTTGAAGCGCAAGTGAATGCCCTCGCGCAGGGTTGGTTGCGTCTTGCTGCTGCTCTTGAAGTAGGAGGAGTCGTTGCCCCTGGTCAAATTGATCAGTCTCTGCGAACTGCTCGCTGGCCTGGGGAGCCGTTTGAGCTTGAGGCAGTGAAGACAGCTGAATGGTTGTGCGATCAGTTGGCTCAGGCGCGAGACGTTCGCCGATCGCTGGAGCTGCATGATTGAAGCCAAAGCAGTCGGTGCGTAGCTGTATGGCTTTCATCATGCTGCCAACGCGGCGGAAGGTTTAAGGCCAAGCTTCACCGCAATATCATGGGCTTTGCCGTAATGGGCCTTGGCCTGGCCATTGAGGACGCGATACACCTCGTTACGGGTGTAGTCGTTTTCGAGAGCCCATTGAGTGATCGTTTTGCCGGCGCGACGAAAGTTTTCTTTCACCTGGTCGGCAGTAAGGGCTTTGGCATGGGTGGCCATGGTGGTGGCTCCTGTGATGCAAAGATAATTGGTTTGTGTGGTAATCATAATGGTATCTAAAAAGATACCTGTCAAGTGGTGGGGTATGCTTTTGAGTATCGGTGAGCGCCTTAGAGAAGAGCGCGAACGGCTGGGTTACAGCCAGTCTGCAATTGGGGCTGTCGGGGGGGTCAGGAAGCTTGCTCAACTGAAGTACGAACAAGGAGAAAGGTATCCCGGTGCGGACTACCTTGCTGCGCTCGCAAAGATCGGTGCAGACACGCTTTATATCGTTACCGGGGAGCGATCTGCGGGTTCACTCACGGCAGATGAAATAGAGCTGCTTGAAAAGTTCAGGTCCGCACCTCTAGCTGTAAAGGCGGCTGCAATCGCCGCTGTCACTGCGGGCTCTGTACCAGTCAAACAAACGTTCCACGGGTCGGTGGGGCAGTCTGTTGCTGGCAATGTCACCAATAAAGCAGGCGTTACGTTCAATTTTGGGGATGAAAAATCCAAGGAGTAGCCCATGAGCCAGGACTTTCATGGTGATGTTGGCCAAGCGGCTGGGGGCGATTCAGGGCTTCGTACCAAGTCGGCAAATAACACCACCACTTTCTGAACCCAGTAAGCTTGCGTTAGAGGATTTCGTAGTGCTGCACCCAAAAAAATGCAGCAGGACTATTTTTCTTGGTATGTGTATTGGCGGATTTTTTCCTAACTAGGGGCGTAGAAATGATAACAAGGGTCTTTGGATTGCTTGGACTTTCACTACTGGGTTTGTCGGGATGTGGTAAAGAAGTTGCGCCCTCTGTGTTTGCCGTGTCGTCCAGTGATCAACTGGTGATTAAAGCACTTCCGGGTATCCGTCAGGTTTGTCCTGGTTTGGATAAATACTCTCAGACGTTTAAGAACATTCGGGTCGGAGGCGATTTTCGAACCGCCATTCTCTTCGATATCCCAGAAATAGCTCGTATTCCGGATGCTTACAATGCAGGTGGACACACTTGCTATGTAGAGATCGACTCGACAGGCAAGAGCATTTTCATTGAAAAGCTAGCCTGCAAATCTATCTGCCTAGACCAGTTAAATACTCCAGATGGTCAGCTTAAAATCGACTTGCCTCAGGGGAATGGATAATGGAAATGGAGTTCAATGGCAATGTTGGACAAGTGGCTGGCGGCGACATCCATAACTATGGTGTGGGTGATCTGACCAGCCAAAGCCGCGATGAAGTGGCTGACCTTCTCATTCATCTGCGTGAACGCCTGAAGGATGCTCGCAAAAAGCTGATATTCAACCCTATCGTGGGTTGGATGTCCTTAGGGGCTGTGACGTTCTTCATAGAGCTATTTTCCGGAATCGCTTTTAGCTCTTCGATGCTGCTCGCTGCAACCATCTTGATCGGAATGATAGTTCCGTATTTTCTCTTCTTACGAATCCAACGGAGGTATGGCCCTATGATGTATGCCTACCAAGAAAGCATCGCTACTGTAGAGATCTACCAACACAGCCGAGGCTGGGCTTAAGCAAGCCAACGAACGAACGATTTTTCCAAAGCATTAATAATCTAGGCACATTACCCGTGCCTGTAATAACTAAAGGAGTTACTCAGTGTCAAAAGACAGCAAGGATAAAGGCCGTGAAAAAAGCGAAAGCGGCACTGATCGCGCATCAAATAATGAGCGCGGCCGCAATACCAATCTCGATCACAGTGAAAAGCGAGATAGAACGCTCGTCTTTGATACACTTAAGCCACCACCGCGGCCAGGTAGAGGTAACGAAAATGATGGAAGAGATAGTTGAACCTCTTGCAGATCGCTGGCACGGCATGCTTTTCGGGATTCGTCGCTCTATTCGATATCACCTGCGGCGGCGAGCATTCTTCGACCGTCTAGACCAGTTCTCCAACATGCTTTCAGTGATCTTCGGCTCGGCTGCTATCTACGGCATTCTTGAGAAAAACGCATTAGCAATTGCCCTGCTAGCCTCTGCCACTGTCACGGTTTTGGCGTCGGTCAATTTGGTTATTGGAAGCGCGCAACGTGCACGTGCTCATGCGGATTTTATGCGTCGATATGTTGAGTTGGAAAAGCTCATGCTCCTGACTCCGTCTGAGGAAGGTTTGTTAACAGTAACTCAAACTCGGTTGAGTATTGAGGCTGAAGAACCACCGGTTTTGCACGTATTGAATTGCATTTGCCATAACGAAACAATGAGAGCGATGGGCTACGAAAAAGACGGTATGCCGAAAATTGGCTGGTTCCAACGGTTGGTTTCTCAGCTGTTCGACTTCCGCGAAAGCACTATCCACTAACCTCTTTAAACTCGATTAAAAGCCCTCCTGTACCACGCCGCCCATCATGGCGGCGTGTGTATTTCTGGCGCCCGAAACTGGCGGCGTCGTTACAGGAGGCGTCCCATGCGACCCGAACCCCCTCGCGGTATCCGCAATTTCAATCCCGGCAACATCCGTCACGCCAAAGGTGTGCGCTGGCAAGGCATGGCTGTCGCCCAGAGCGATAGCGAGTTCGTACAGTTCACCGCCCCGCACTGGGGTATTCGGGCTATTGCCCGTGTACTCATCACCTACCAGGACAAACGTCTGGCCGCCGATGGCAGTCGCATCGATAGCGTCCGCGAGATCATCGAGCGCTGGGCGCCTCCATCCGAAAACAACACCAATGCCTATGCGCTGAATGTAGCCCGCGCCTTGGGACTCGATCCTGATTTTGAAGGCGTCGATGTCTATGACTTTGAAGTTATGCGCGTCCTGGCCCTGGCCGTCATCCGCCACGAAAACGGCTTTGGTCCACTGCCCGGTGGCCAGTGGTACGGCGACCCAATCATCGTTGACGGGCTGGCACTGGCTGGCATTGACCGCGGCATCGTGCATGGCAAAGGTGAGGTGCCAGCATGAAGCTGATCTGCGGCTGGCGTTGCTGCTACAAGCTGTACAGCGTCCAACTAGGCGTGTTGATCGCTTTGTTTGGCTTCGCTCAACTTGAGCTGCTGCCATTGTGGCAGGTACAGCTTTCGCCCAGGGCCTACGCCACGCTCAACAGCGTTCTGGGCTTGCTGCTCTTTGTCGCTCGCCTGATCAAACAAGGCCCTGATCAGGAGGTTCAGTCATGAGATTGAACCTGTTTGGTCGAACCTTCACTGCACTACTGGCGGGCTTGATTGGGGCCTGGCGCTGGACCATTCCCAGTACAGCCGCTGGCAGCTGGATCAAGCCCACTGCTATTCATCCTTACCGTCACGGCAAGACCGGCATCGCAGCGGCAAAGCGTCGTGCGCGCAAATCCCGTAACCGTATGAGGCACCACCATGGGCGTGCTTGATCGGTTGCCATCAGGGCTGACGGCCGCTGTATTGGCCTGCGTGTTTAGTGCGTCGGCGGCCGGTTCAATCGCCTATGGCTTTGGCTTTCGGTATGCCCACGCGCTGGGCAAATCCGAGCTGGAAAAACTGAAAACCTCGCACGTTGAACAGGCGCTCGTCGCCGAGTCCGCCAATCGTGTGCAGCTGCTGCAGCAAATCACCCGCGCCACCGAAGCCGAGGCCCTGCTGTTTGCCACATTCGACCGTTTTACGACAGAAAAACGCCAGCTCCTGGAGCGCATCCCCCATGTCACGACCCAATACATTGCAGCGCCTGGCGCTGTTGCTAAGCCTATCCCTCGTTGCGTGTTCACTGCTGGCTGGCTGCGCGACTACAACACCGCCCTCGGTGTACCCACCCCAAGACCGGGTGCCACTTCCACCCCTGCTGAAAAAGCGGCCTGGCCCGCCACCGGCACTGACGCCGAGCTACTGGAAAGCGGCGTCACTCCGGCCGACATCCTTGCCCACGCCCAGGATTATGGCGTGTGGGCCCGATCCAACCTTGGCCAACTCAATGCTCTGCTTGATCTCCAAGAAAAGGACTGACGCCCTATGGATGTAGCTGAACGCGCTACAGAGGAAGACGACATTGAAGAGGCCGCGCTGCGCGTTCTTAACAGCAGATTGCGGCGGGGCTCAGGGCGTTCGGCCCATCGCTGCGAGGAATGCGGTGACGCCATACCCGAAGATCGTCGCCAGGCGGAGCCTGGCACCGAACATTGTTTTGATTGCATAGACGCCTTGGAACACTTGGCCACGCGGGGTTTCGCATGAACTTGAACGAACTCAACTTTGGCTTCCAGACCGTGCAGTGGCTAATTCTTACGGTACTCAGCATCTACACATGGATGACCAAACGCCAGGCCGCCAGTGCCCATGAATTGCTGGAGCTGCGAACCCGCATCGTCGCCCTGGAGGAGCACGTGCGGCACCTTCCAGACCAGACGGCCGTGACCGATCTGTTGGGCGACATGAAAGCCGTACGTGCCGAACTGTCGGGGGTCAAGGATGCGCTTGGCCCTTTAGCCCGTTCGCTGGACCGGATCAATGATTACTTGTTGCGAGAAAAAACATGACTCAATACGCCGAGTTTATCCGCCAGGACATTCGCCTGGTGATCCTGCGCCTGCTGGTCGAGATGACGGCTTATCGCGCCAACAGCTCCGTACTGACCATGGCGCTGGATAGCTACGGTCACACCCTCAGCCGTGACCAGGTGAAAACCGAACTGCATTGGTTAGCCGAACAAGGGGCGCTGACCCTTGAGGATGTCGGGCCGGTAATGGTCGCCACGCTGTCCGAGCGTGGTCAGGACATTGCCGCCGGGCGTGCTCGCGTACACGGCATCAAGCGGCCGGGGGCATAACCATGGCGGGCAAGTCCTCCATCAACCGCCTGCCATCGATGGTCAAGGCCTACATTCAGAAGCTGCTGCGCGAAGACCGCATGACCCTAAATGACATGCTGGCCGATATCCAGGGGCGCTTTCCCAACGAGAAAGCCCCCAGCCGTAGCGCCCTGGGTCGTTTCAAGATGGGCTTTGATCTGCTAACGGAAAAAGCCCGCCAGCATCGTGAGCAGGCGGAAGCCTTTGTTGGCGCCTTCGGTGAAGACGCGACCGACAAGACCGGTGCCTTGCTCGTTGAGGCCATCTCGACCCTGGCTTACCAGGCTGCGATGGGGGCCCACGAAAAGGATGATGTCACCACCAAGGAAGTGGCCGAGTTGGCGCGTGCTGCCAAAAACACCATGCAGGCTCGCACCCTGAGCATCAAGGAACGTCAGACCATCGAGAAAGCTACGCGGGAACGTCTGCTCCAGGAACAAGCAGCTGAGTTGGATAGTGCCGTAAAAGCCAAAGGTATGACCGAAGACCAGGCCATGTTCTGGCGCCAGAAGTTCCTGGGCGTGAAGCAATGAAACCCTCAGGAAGCACACTGCGTGTTATCGAGTGGGACGAGCTTCCACCGAGCGTCCGAGAAATCCCGGCTGGATACAACCCGCTGGACGAGGGCATCTTGATGGCCCACCAGTCGGAATGGCTGGCCATCGACGCACAGATCAAACTCTGCGAAAAAGGTCGCCGCACCGGCATTACCTTCGCCGAGGCATTGGAATCGGTCATCACCGCAGCTTCGCAAAAGTCTGCTGGGGGTATGGACTGCTTTTACATCGGTGACACCAAGGAAAAAGGTCTGGAGTTCATTGGCTACTGCGCCAAGTTCAGTCGGGTCATGGCCGAGGCGCAGTCATCCGGCGTCAGCGAGATCGAGGAGTTTCTGTTCGACGACCAGGACGACGCGGGCAACACTCGGCAAATCAACGCCTACCGCATCCGCTACGCCTCGGGCTTCAAGATCGTAGCTCTGTCGAGCAACCCTGCCGGTGTGCGTGGTCTGCAGGGTAAGGTCATCATCGACGAAGCCGCGTTTCACCGTGACGTGTCGGCCGTGCTCGATGCCGCTACGGCATTGCTGATCTGGGGCGGTCGGATCGTCATCATCAGTACCCATAACGGTAAGGGCAACGCGTTCAACCAGATGGTCAATGACATCCGGGACAAACGTTACGGCGACAGTGCCGAAGTCTACCGGGCGACCTTTGATGACGCTGTGGCCAACGGCTTGTTTGAGCGGGTGTGTTTCATGGCCGGCAAGGTCGCTACGGCCGAAGAGAAGGAAGCCTGGTACAAGAAGATTCGCAACGCCTATGGCCCGCGTAAGGCACAGATGCGTGAAGAGCTTGATGCGATCCCACGTGACGGCAACGGCGTGTGCATTCCTGGCGTGTGGATCGATGAGGCCATGCGCCCCGGTCGGGTGGTACTGCGCCTGGCGTTGGACGACGACTTCACCCAACAGCCGGTGTATCGCCGCGAAGCCTATGTTGATGACTGGATCGGGCGCTATCTGACGCCCTTGATGCAGCAGGCTTTGACGCCTGACCTGCGTCACTTTTTGGGCATGGACTACGCCCGGCATCGTGACTTCTCCATCATCTGCCCGATGTCGGTCGATCAGGTCCGGCACCGCGATGTGCCGTTTGTGGTGGAGATGCACAAAGTACCGACCCGCCAACAAAAACAGGTTCTCTTTTACATCCTGCGAGGTCTGCCGCGTTTTGTCGGTGCAGCACTGGATGCTACCGGCAGCGGCGAAACACTTGCCGAGGAGACGGCCGATGAGTTCGGTCGCAATCGTATTCACCAGGTGAAGATCAGCCGAACCTGGTACGGCGCCTGGATGCCGAAATTTGTGCAGTTGTTTGAAGACGCCAACATCACATTGCCGCTCGATGATTCGCTGCACCAGGACGTGCGCTCCATCGAACTGGTGGATGGCATCCCGATGATCGTCAAAGCCCGCTCGCAAGATCTTAAGGACCCGGACCTGTACCGCCATGGCGACTTCGCGGGGGCGGGTGCGCTGGCCAACTTTGCCACGCTAGAAGTCAGCTCCGGCCCCGTTTCCGTTAAATCCCGTCGCCGCCGTCAGGGCAAACGCATTACCCAGGGGTACGCATGAACAAGAAAGGTTTGTGGGTCAGCCCCACCGAATTCGTCAGCTTCGCTGATGCCAAACACAGCTCCTCGCTCAACCAACATATCGCCACGCGTGGTCGCTCTAGTGCGGGCGGTTTCAGTGGCGCTAACCTGCCGAATCCTGACCCGATCCTCAAAGCGCAAGGCAAAGACATTACCGTCTACCGCGATCTGCGCAGTTCGGCGTTAGTCGGTGGCAACGTGCGCCGTCGCAAGTCTGCTGTGTTATCCCTGGAGCGAGGTATCAAGCGTGGCGATGCACCGATTAAGGTCGAGCGTTTCATCCGAGACTGGCTGACTGACCTTGACCTGGATCGCATCATCCGCGAGCTGCTCGATGCACCGTTGTTCGGTTACCAGCCCATCGAACTCATGTGGCAACCGGTGGGCATGCATCTGGTGCCGGAAGACCTGCTCGGCAAACCGGCCGAATGGTTTTTCTACGACAAGGACAACGCACTGCGCTTTCGCTCAAAGGAAGCGGGCCAGGACGGCGAATTGTGTGACCCGCAACGCTTTATCGTGGCCCGACAAGACGCGACCTACATTAACCCGTACGGTTTTCCAGATCTCAGCATGTGCTTTTGGCCGGCAACCTTTATGAAAGGCGGTCTGAAGTTCTGGGTGCAGTTCACCGAAAAGTACGGCACCCCATGGGTCATCGGTAAACACCCACGCGGCGCCACGGATGGCGAAACCGATTTGTTGCTTGATAGCCTGGAAGCCATGGTGCAAGACGCTGTCGCCTCGATCCCGGATGACTCCAGCGTGCAGATCATCGAAGCCGCTGGCAAAGCCGATAGCGCCGAGGTCTATCGCGAGCTGCTGGAATACTGTCGCAGCGAAATCAACGTGGCGATGCTCGGACAAAACCAGACCACGGAGAAAGAAAGTAACCGGGCCAGCGCAACGGCCGGGGCGGAAGTCACTAATGATATTCGTGACGGCGATGCTGGCATCGTTGCTGCGTCGTTGAACGCTTGTATTCGTCTAGTCGTCGACCTCAATTTTGGTCCTGACGTGGTGGCGCCGCTGTACGAGCTATGGGAACAAGAAGAGATCGACAAAACCCTGGCCCAGCGCGACAAGGCTCTGACTGAGTCCGGGGTGAAGTTCACCAACGCTTACTGGAAGCGCACCTATAACCTGCAGGATGGCGATATCAATGAGGCGGTGGCCACCGTCGAATCGCCGGAGTTTGCCGAGCCTATTTTGCGGCCTTTACTGGATCAAATCGCCCTCGATCAGGCCATTGATAGCTTGCCCGCCGAAGCGCTGCAACAGCAGGCCGAACAAGCCGTGGCCCCCCTGATTGAAGTACTGCAACGCGCCCGCAGCGACTCGGAGGCTCTTGGCTTACTGGCTGAGGCGCTGCCGCAGATGGACGGCGAGGCGCTGCAGCAACAACTCGCAGACTTGTTGTTCATTGCCGACACTTGGGGCCGCTTGAGCGCCGCTGCAGATCGGGAGGACTGATATGACCGAGAAACGTCTCAGCCCGACTGACCTCAAAGCCGTCTTTGGTCTTGAACCCGCCAAGGCCATCGCCTACCTCAAATTCAAGGGTTACGCGCTCACCTGGAACTGGCAGGACATGCTCGACCAGGCGCACGATCAATCCTTCACCGTGGCCAAAGCCATGCGAGTTGATCTGCTATCGGACATTCGTGGTGCCTTGGAAACCGCATTGCAGGAAGGTCAAACCCTCAAACAGTTCATCGCCACCTTACAGCCCACCCTGGAAACACAAGGTTGGTGGGGGCAACAGGTCATTGTCGACAGTGAAGGTGTTGCTGAACTGGTCCAATTAGGTAGCCCGCGCCGGCTTCAAACGATCTACCAGACCAACCTGCAAAGCGCCTACATGGCCGGCCGCAAAGCCAGCATGGAGGAAACCACTGACACCCATCCGTATTGGATGTACATCGCGATCCTGGACGGCAAGACGCGCCCCAGTCATCGGGCGCTGAATGGTCAAGTGTTTCGCCACGATGATCCGATCTGGTCAGCGATCTTTCCTCCCAACGGCTTTAACTGCCGCTGCCGTGTTGTCGCATTGAGCGAAGCCGCAGTGAAGCGACGGGGTTTGAAGGTCGTGTCGAGCGAGGGACTTGTTTTCACCGAGATCGTGGAGACAGGCACCACCAAGCGCACCGGCGAGATCAGAACCGCGCCCGTCACAGGTATCCGTACAACCGACGCAGAAGGCAAAGCCATAACCTTTCGTACCGATCCTGGGTTCAACCACGCACCCGGTACTGGCCTGGCCGACATGCTCAAACGCAAACAGGCAGCCGCTTAGGAGATTTCAAATGTTCACCGTCGAACTGGATCACCAACGCGTGCAAGATGCCCTTCGCAAGGTCGAGTGGGCAGTGGGTGATCTTGCACCACTGATGCGAGGTATCGCTGCCGAGTTGGGCAGCCAGACTGAGGAAAATTTCGAAGAGGAAGGTCGCCCTGATTGGGCCGACCTGTCCGATGTCACCACCACTCGCCGCGAAAAAAACGGAAATTGGCCAGGCCAGATGCTTCAGGTCAGCGCTGCGGGTTTGGCCGCGTCGGTCACCACTCATGCAACCGATAGCTCAGCACTGGTCGGTAGTAACAAGCCCTATGCAGCGATGATGCAGTTCGGTGGTGACAAGTCAGAATTTCCTCATCTCTGGGGCGACATTCCCGGTCGCCCGTACTTACCGATGAACGCCGAGGGTGAGCTACAGCCTGAAACTGAGGAGGCCATTTTGGAATTGGCTGTGAGTCACCTGGAAAAAGCCGCCCGCCTGTAACCCCTCTGGAAGCGCCCAGCAGACCTAGCGGCTCCGGTTCATCAACACAGCCACTGAAAAATCGTCGTAAAGGCTTTATAAAGGCTCATTGAGCCTCTCTTGGTGGGGGGCTGCGCGTAGAAGGTAGGTTGCGGTGAGCCAGATGAACAAAATGGAGCAAGAGGTCGTTTATCTTACTGCCGTCGTGGAGCTGATTAGATCGATGGTCAATAGAGCCTTGTTCAGTGTCATCGGTGAGGGGGAGCACAAAAACGTTTGGTTCGAGTCGTCTACTCATAAGCAGTTTTTTTCAATCGCGTTGGTGGATTTTTTATCCATGACTGACAAAGATGCCCCTGTGCCGAAGACCTCCTATTTGAACGCACTACGGACCATTGCCAACGATCCGAGCTTTGAACAATTCGGATCGGTGGCACACCTGAAACAGACCGTTGATAGTTTTTCGAACTGGCTTGATACAGAGATCGAGGTAGACGCTTGGCTCCCCTCTATTGATCAGCAGATAGTTCTGCAAATATCTCGAAGCTTGTTACTGAAAATCGGCGGCAATCTATCCAAGCATAATTTCCTTCGCTCGGTGGGCGTTGCCAAAGATCTGCAACGCCTTCTGTCGAACGCTGGGGCAGACGTGGAACTGCACCAAGCAATTCTCGCGCTGCCGGAGATTTATGAAGTCTTTCACATCGATGTCGCCGCCTATCATGCCAGCACAATTGCCGAATTCCTGAATGAGCTTTGGTGGGGCATCCAGACCTATCTCACCCCCGAATTTCATCGAAGCATAATTCGTGAAGATGACGGCACTGGTAGATATCGGTATCAGTATCCCGCTGAGATAGCGCACCCCTTTGGTAAAAGTTGCTATTGGAATCTCCTGAATCAGATTCGCTCGGGACCGATCTTTGAGCGTTTCAAAATTACGCCCCACCTCAAAGGCAATTTCTGAGCCATCAGCCAACTCACTCTTTAAACTCGATTAAAAGTCCTGGGCCATTCATTGGCCCAGGCTGTGCGCATCACCTCCACGCAGCGCACAGCCATGAAACCACTGCACATCTTCAAGCCCGGTTCGCACACTGCCATGTGTGGCGTCAGCTTCGACTTTAGCGAGTCTGATCTGGCCGCCACGGTGAGCGCGTACGACCCAGCCTTGCACGAAGCTCCGATGGTCATCGGCCACCCGAAGCATGACGCCCCGGCCGCTGGCTGGATCAAGTCGCTGACGGCTACTGCGCAAGGTCTGATTGCCGAGCCGCAGCAAGTTGATGCCGCGTTCGCCGAACAGGTGGCCAAGGGCAGCTACAAAAAAATCTCCGCTTCCTTCTACCATCCCGACGCCGCCAATAACCCCGTGCCCGGCGTGTACTACCTGCGTCATGTCGGCTTCCTCGGCGCCCAACCTCCTGCTGTGAAAGGCCTTCGCCCCATCGAATTGGCGGACGACGAGGAAGGCGTTATCCAATTCGGCGATTACGGCCACGAACTCAACTCCGACATGTGGCGCCGCTTCCGAGAATGGCTCATCGGCAAATTCGACAAAGACATCGCCGACCAGGTGGCCCCGTCCTGGGCTATCGAAAGCCTCGCCGAAATTGGCCGCGAGCCAAAGCAGGAATTGAACACCGCTTTCTCTGAATCCCACCGCGCCGCCGAGGTATCCCCCGTGAATGAGCAAGAAAAAGCCGCCTTGGAGGCGGAGAACAAACAACTGAAGGCCGACATCGCCAAGCGCGACAAAACTGCCCGTATCGCCGCGCAGGAGACGATCCACGCTGCCAGTGTTGAGTACGCGGAGAAGCTGGTGGCAGCCGGGATGAAACCGGTACACGCCCCTGCAGTGATTGCGGCATTGGATTACGCGGAGTCGAGTGCAACGCCGCTGGAGTTTGGCGAAGACGACGAGCGCGAACCGCTGGTTGACGGCCTCAAAGCCATTTTCAACGACCTGGCCGGCGGCGTCAGTTTCGCTGAAGTCGCCACCAAGACCCGTGCCGGCAAGACCGTTGCCCAAACCACCAACCCATTGCTGGCCGATGCTGAAGCCCGCTCCAAACGATAGGAGGCCTCATGGCCACGTTTACTCAACCGAAAGATCCGGGGGACTTGCTCTTGGTCGAGGTCTGCCCCGGCTGGACCAAAGACAAAGTCACGCTGCTGGGTGGAACGAATTACCCGTTTGGCCAGGTTCTGGCGAAAGTCTCCGGCAAATATCAGGCGCTCGATCTCGCAGGCACTGGCACTGCCAAAAAATCTGCGGCGGTTTTGATTGAAGCCGTGGACGCAACAGCCGGTGACAAGTCAGGCGTGGTGGTTTCTCGCGGCGCCGTCATCGACTCCACCGAACTGGCATGGCCAGACGGCGTCACCGAACCCCAGAAGGCCACCGCCCTGGACGAACTTAACGCCCTTGGCATCGTTGCCCGTAAGGCCCTCTGATCAGGAGTATTCCATGAATTTGCAAGATATGTTCAGCATCGCCAACCTCACCGCTGCGGTGAACAAACTCCCTGCCATTCCCGGCAAAGTCGGCGCGATGGGGTTGTTTGAAGAAAAAGGCGTCACCACTACCAGCGTGGTGATCGATGAACACGAAGGCCGCCTGGTACTTGTCCCAAACACCTCGCGCAACGACGATGCTGCCGCTATCAAGGCTGGTAAACGCAAGCGCCGAAGCTTCGAAACACTGCATCTGCCGATCAACCGGCCAATCTTGCCAAGCCAGTTGCAAGGCATCGCTGCGTTTGGCCAGGAAAGCACTACCGCGCCTGTGGCCACAGTGATCAACGACAACCTGCAAGAGCTGAAAAACAGTATTGAGGCCACCCGTGAGTTTCAGCGTGTGGGCGCTTTGCGCGGCAAGTTGTTGGACGCAGACGGCGAAGTTATGTTCGACCTCTTCAACGAGTTTGAGGTTAGCCAAAAGAAGATTACGGTTGCCCTGAGCAATGCCGACACAAACGTACGCAAGGCTTGCCTCGATGCCAAACGTTACGCCGAGTCCAAGCTGGGCGGCGTAATGGTTACGGGCTTTCGTGCACTGTGCGGGCCGGATTGGTTCGACGCGATGATCGACCATGAAAAAGTCAAAGCTGCATTTGCCAACTACCAGGAAGCACAAGACCGACTCGGTGGTGATGTGCGCTCCGGCTTCACTTTCGGCGGCATCGAGTACATCGAGTATGACGTCACGGTCAGTGGCCAACGTTTCATTCCGGTCGATATCGCCCAGGTGTTCCCGGTGGCCCGTGGCGTATTCCGCATGTTCAACGCACCGGCCAACTACAACGAAACCGTCAACACCCTGGGCCAGCCGTTCTACAGCAAGGCAGAAGAACGCAAGATGGGCAAAGGTTGGAATTTGGAAGCCCAGGCGAACCCGTTGGCCATGTGCCTGTTCCCTGAGGCCCTGGTAGAGCTGAAGGCGGGCTGATTTATGCGCTACTGCACCCGCGCCGACATCGGCAACGCCATTCCAGTGATGACGCTGATTCAGCTCTCCAACGATGACCCAGCTGCGGAGTCGCCGAATGAGGGCGTCATCGAGGACAGCGTCCGTCAGGCTGAGGAGCTGGTCGATGGCTATCTTCGTGGTCGCTACGACTTGCCGCTTGATCCTGTTCCGACCATGTTGCGCGATGCAGTGGTGTACCTGGCGCGTTACTGGCTGTATCAGCGCCGGCCCGAAGGGGCGTTGCCCGACGCAGTAATGGATAGCCGCATGGGCACCATTAAACTCTTGGTCAGCATCCGTGACGGCGTGGTCAGTCTGGGCATGCCCAGCGGCCAAGCGGCGCCAGAGCCCGGCGAAATTCGTGTGCGCGCACGCCGTCAGCAGTTCGGTAGCGATCTATGGGAGCGCTACTGATGAGCGGGACCCTGCCCAAAACCCAAACCGAGCAGCTACTCGATGCGATGCGTGTCCGACTGCAGGATCAGTTCGGGCCGTCGTTGATGGTCGAGCTGTTCCCCGAGAACCCAACAGCTTATCGACTGAATCATCCGCGTGGGGCGATCTTGTTGGCTTACGGAAAATCGACCTTCGGTGGGTCCGAATCCGGCGACGCGATGTTCCAGTCACGCAACATCGTCATCAGGTTGACCTTGGTGTTTCGCCAGCTCAATGGCAAGGACGGGGTAATCAGCTTCCTTGATCAGATCCGCACGTGCCTGACGGGCTGGTTTGCACCGCATTGCGATCAGGCGTGCCGTCCTATCGCCGAGCAGTTCATCGGCCAAATGAGTGGGGTCTGGCAGTACGGTCAGGACTTCTCTATGCGGGCCACTCAGGTGCAAGCCCCATTTCCAACCGGCCCAGCGCTACCTCCCAACCTTCAATTTGAGGAACCCCTATGACGCGTACCCGTTACATCTATACCGGACCGCCAAGTGCCGCCTCCCTGCGAGTAGGCGAAGCCCGCGAATTGCTTGAAGTGCAACTGCTCCCTGGAAAACCCGTCGAGTTGCCGGCCGATCACGAGTACACCCGAGTGTTGTTGGAACTCAAGCACCTGGTACCTGCACCTTCTGACGCGAAATCTGCCAGCAAGGCTGTGGTTGCGTCTCAGAAATCTGGACAGGAGTAAGGCCCATGCCTGCTAACTATTTGCACGGGATTGAAACCACCGAGGTCGAGCGTGGCCCACGGGCCATTCGGGTGGTCAAGTCGGCGGTGATCGCCCTGGTGGGCACGGCGCCTATCGGCCCGGTCAATGAGCTGACCTTGTCCTTGAACGATAAAGATGCGGCGCAGTTCGGCTCACACCTCACCGGCTTCAGCATTCCCGAAGCGCTGGAGGGTATCTATGATTTCGGCTCCGGTACGGTGCTGGTGATCAACGTGCTTGACCCTGCTGTTCACCGCACCAATGTGGTCGACCAGGTGAAACAGTTCGGGGATAACGATCTGCTCCAGCTGGAGCGCGGTGCATTACAACTGCTGCAGCTGAAGTCTGCTGCCGGTGATACCCCGTACGTACTCGACACCGATTACACAGTGACCATGCTCACCGGTCGCGTGAAGCGTCTGGCGACGGGAGCGATTCCAGCCAACGGCCAAGTGAAGGCCAGTTACACCCATGCCGACCCGAGCAAAGTCACGCCTGCCGACATCATCGGCGGGATCACCGTCGCCGGACGCCGCACGGGTTTGAAGGCCTTTCAGGACAGCTACAACACATTGGGTTTTTTCGCGAAGATTTTCATCGCGCCAGGCTTCAGTACTCTGAACTCAGTGGGGGTCGAATTGGCCTCGGAAGCCATCAAGGTCAGTGGCGCTGCCTATATCGACGCGCCTATCGGCACCACGGTGCAACAAGTCATTGCGGGCCGAGGTCCTGCAGGCGCGATCAATTTCAACACTAGCAGTGACCGCGTACGACTGTGTTATCCCCACGTAAAGGTGTATGACGCAGCAACCAACGGAGAGCGCTTGCAACCACTGTCGATCCGCGCCGCTGGTTTGCGGGCCAAAGTCGACAACGACAAGGGCTATTGGTGGAGCAGCTCCAACCAGGAGTTGTTAGGCGTGATTGGGCTGGAGCGACCATTGACTGCCCGCGTGGATGACGCGAACAGCGAGGTCAACCTGCTCAATGAAAATGGCATCACCACAGTCTTCAATTCGTTCGGTACCGGCCTGCGCTTGTGGGGCAACCGAACCGCCGCCTGGCCGACAGTGACGCACATGCGCAACTTCGAAAACGTTCGTCGCACCAAGGATGTGGTGGACGAGTCGATTCGTTACAGCTCGCTGCAGTTCTCAGACCAGCCGATCACTACCTCGTTGATCGACAGCGTCACGGAAAGCGTCAACTTGTTCCTGCGCAAGCTGACCATCGACGGGGCTTTAGTCGGCGGCGAGTGCTGGTATGACCCAGCACGTAACCCCCAGCCAGAGCTGGAACTGGGCCATGCCTTGTTCAACTACAAGCTGACTGTGCCGTTGCCGTTCGAACGCGGCACCTTTGAAACCGAAATCACCGGGGAATACCTGGTCAACCTGGGAGCCGCATAAATGGCAGGCTTTAGTGCACACCGCGTTTCCAACGCAGCGATCTATCTCGACGGCGCGAGCTTCTTTGGCCGTGCCGAAGAGATCGACCTGGGCTCAATCAAGACCGTGACCAGCGACTTTCAAGGGCTGGGAATGGTCGGCCTCATCGAGCTGCCTGACGGTATCGATAAGCTGGAAGGCAAGATCACCTGGAACAGCATGTACTACGACGCGGCGGTTAAGCTGGTCACGCCATTCAAGAGCGTCCAGTTGCAATGCCGCTCGAACGTCCAGGTCTTCAACAACGGCGGCTTGGTGGACGAGATCGCGCTGGTCACGATGATGACCATCACTGGCAAGGAATATCAGCTGGGCAGTCATAAACCACGAGACCCGACCAAGTACGAGACGCCGTTTTCAGCGACGTATGTCCGCCAGGTACTCAATGGGCAAGAGGTGGTTTTGCTGGATTACCTGGCCAACATCTTTCGCGTGGGCGGTGAGGATCAGTTGGCCAAGTACAGGCAGAACATCGGCCAGGCGTGAGTCAGCCTGGTAGGCCGAGGTGATTTGAAGCGAACTTGAACCCAAGGGACATAACTTGTCCGGCGATGTTGCCGACCACCCCCTTGGCGCCAGTCTTGGTCGCATCAATCAGTTGATCGCCAAGAGTTGGTCCGGTGCTGAGGCTATCAGGGGTTGCCTTCAGCACCTCAAGGCCTTTGGCGGTTAGTACGCTCTCGGTGTAACCGGTAGCTTGAACCTTGTCTTTGAAGCGCAAGTAACCCGACTCGGCTAGCCAGTCGATACAAGCAAATAGAAACTCACCATCTTCGTTGGGGATCTCGTATCCCAAAAAATCATTGAGTGTAAAACCATCAGGTAAGAGTTCTTTCAGCAACAGATGACGTGGTACTGGAAAGCTCTCATACAGCACGCCGAGTATCTGGCCGGTGAGTTCGTCGAATCGTTTGATATTGGAGGTGGTCATGTCATTGACTCCAGGAGAACCGCAAGTAAGCGGAAAAAGTCGCGATGAAATTATCAAAAGCATCGATATGCAGGTACGTCGAGATATCGACTTCATGCGTGCGCAACATTACTGGGGCAAGGTTCTGGAAGGAACCCCGAAAAAAATTTTGATTGAGGCACTGAGTATGGCGCTGGCGACCGGCCGCTATCAGGTCGCGCCAAAGTGTCGCTGCCGCGGCTGTCCGCAATGTTGATGTATGACTAGGACTAGCTCCAACGGATCGGAGCCGCCAGGACGAAAACCGAAGCCCCGCCATTGTGCGGGGCTTCTCTTTAAACTCGATTAAAAGTCAGCGCCACGACCAGGCGCGATGCTCAGGGGACTTTCTCCCACACCCGAGCACAACTACATGAACGAACCATCCCAAGAAGCACTGTCAGTTAGCATCGAGGGCGACCATCTTGTGATCCGAATCGGGATCGATTGTCTCTGCAACATCACTGAGATGGCAGATACCTGGCCCGCCAAAAATGAAGATGGCGAGCCCTGCAAGATCATCGACCGCAAGCAGTTCCTCAAGCAATTGGCGGGGGAGCTTGAGCGGGAGGATGAACAAGGCGCTACCCCGATCCATCTCGCGTTCGACCAAGCGGCGCTTGGCGTAATGGAAAGCGGAAGCGAAGCGGTAGAGCTCCCGCTCGACTGAACAAACAGCGCCACATCAACCTGACGATCCGAGCACCTGGTACTTCTCAGCACCAGGCCTCATCGGAGTGTGGTTTGGTATGCAGCTACCACAGCAGTTCGGGGATGGAACCCGCGGTCAAGCAAGCCATTGCGCGGGATTTTGTAGCGTTGCGAGTTTAAAGGCGGGGCCGTCGTGAGGGCCCCTCTTTAAACTCGATTAAAAGTCAGCGCCACTGTCAGGTGCGATGCTCAGGGCTCATTTATAGCAGTCGATCAGACCGACAACCTGGAGCAATAAAGATGGCCGAAACAATCAGCTTCACCCTCAAATTCCCTTTCCAGAGTGCCAGCGGCGAGATGATCTCGAAGCTGCCTATCAAGCGCCTTAAACGCAAAGACATTAGCGCCGCGCAGGCCGTCGTCAAAGACGAAGCCGGTCTGGAAGACATGCTTGTTTCGAAAATGCTGGGCATCACGCTGGAGGACCTCGGTGAATTCGATATTGCTGACTCTAAGTCAGCCACCGAGGTGTTCCGGGAAATGGCCAATGGAGGAGACCTTGCTGCACTCCTGGGACGAGGCACTGTTGCTGGTGCTGAGGATGCAGCCGTCTGAAATTGTCCGACTGGACATGGTGGACTACTGGCGGTGGGTGGAGACGTGCAGGCGCGAAATCAATCGTCGTATCGAAATCGCCGAGCGGATGAATGGCTGATCACCGCCACCAACCCGACCACCACTCCCGCCAACAACGCGCCGCCCGCTGCAATAGGGGCGGCCGCTAGGGCAAGCACCGGCAGCCCCATGCAGAACATCAAAACCGCCGCCCACACTGGCAGGTTCGTCAGGCATAGCCAGGCAAGCCAGATCACACCGACGCCGATGGCCAGTGCATAGAGGGTTTTAGCGGTGCGTATAGCGGTCTTCTCAAACATGCCCACAGCGTAGCAAATTATGGCTAATGAAGTTCTGGTTGGACTAAAAATCGGGGCTGCTGTTTCGGGCAGCCTGAATGCTGCATTCGGTTCGGCCAAGTCGACCGTGCAGCAGCTCGGTCGCGCTACTGACGGATTGACGGCCAAACAGAAACTCATCGGCACCGAACTGGCGGCATCCATTGCACGTGGCGGTACCGGCATCGAGCGCATGCGTCGGCAGTACGACCAGGTAGGGCGGACGATTGATCAACTCAAGGTCAAGCAAGACCTTCTCAATACCAGCATCGCCAGGGGCGAAACACTCAAAAACAAACGCGGTGAGTTGCGTGGCCAGGCCATGGAAACGGCGGGTACAGCGGCTGTTATCGGCGCGCCCGTTGTGCAGTCGTTGCGTACCGCTATCGACTTTAAAGACCGGACCAATGACATCGCAATTACGGGTGGCTTCAATGCGGAAGAGGAAGCACAGCTCAGCAATGTAATGCGAGGCGCCGCACTCAAGTGGAATCAAACTCAAACTGAAGTCGCAGCCGGTACAGCGGTGTTAATCGCTGGCGGGATCTCCAGTGCCAAGGAGCTTGCTGCTTATGCTCCAGTGATGGCTAAAACGGCTACGGCGACTCGCGCCAGCATGGATGACCTCGGTTCGGTTGCCATCGCATTGAATGACAACCTCGGTATCGGTGCTGCAGGACTGGAACGTTCAATGAACATGCTGGCCTTTGCCGGCAAAAGCGGCCAGTTCGAATTGAAGGACATGGCCAAATGGCTGCCGCAACTTACGCCGCAGTTTGCCGCGCTCGGTATCACTGGTGAACGTGCAATTGCCGAGATTGGTGCCTCATTACAAATCGCTCGCCGAGGCGCTGGCAGCAACGATGAAGCAGCCAACAACTTTAAAAACTTTCTCTCGAAACTCACCGCAAAGGACACTCTAAAATCTTTTGAAGGCGCGGGAATCGACCTCACTACGTCGATGAAGAACTTGGTGGGAAAAGGTTTTACACCTGTTCAGGCAATGCTAGAAGTCATTACTAACTATGTCGGAACTAAGGGGCCAGAGGCCGCAGGCAAGTTTCAAGATGCGATGGCGATCAAGGACGACGAAGAGCGTCAGATTGCTCTCAATCGTTTAAATGAAGCCTACAAGCTGGGTGAGTTGTTTGCCGACCAACAGGTACTGTCATTCATTCGCCCAGCCATGGCTAACAGAAAGGATCTTGCCGGTATCCAGCAGAGCAGCATCGATGCTGCCGATAAAGGTGGGGGCGATACCGACTGGAAAAAACGGATGGAAAGTCCGAAGGAACAGCTAAAAGCGCTGACGATCAATCTTTCGGAGATCGGAATAACCATCGGCAGCACACTGTTGCCAGCACTCGTCGATGTAACACAAGCCGTCATCCCAGTGATGC